AGTTGCTTACCATCAGGATGGTATCTTTCAGTGTTTCGCCTTTGGAGGAACTGGTCGTGGAAGCGTCGGAGAAACCGATCACACGGCCACCCAACCGGTTTACCGCAGTCTCGAAGCTCAGGCGTGTACGGGTGGAGGGTTCGAAGAACAAGGTCGCTGCGACTTTGCCTTCCAGCACCTTACGGTTCGGATTTGCTTCAAACTTCCTGGCGTTATCCAGAATACGAAGAATGTCCTCTTTGGAACATTGATCGATAGAAACTAAACTTTTACTCTTCATTTATATGTTGTAATATATTTATTGTCTGATATTTATATATTTATGAATTGACTTCTGTAAAATATTTGTAAAAAGTTAGTCGTTTATTCATAGATATAACGTTTCTCGTTTGGCAAAGATAGTTTTTTTCTATACGCTGTCGCACGGCATGACTAAAAAAATATACCGGGATTTTATTGCTACGAATTAAGAATAGCTGTGATTGTTTCTGGTTATTCATAAGCTTTCCCTATTCTTTTGCCAACAACAGCTCCTTGTTCAAACTTCGAGTTTTTTTATATCGACGATCAATACTCCTTTTAGTCCAGATACACCTTCTTTTTTAGCTTCTTCAAGAAATTGTGAAGCAAGCGTATCATATCCTGAATCCGAATCTGCGTCAATAGCGATCACTAAATAGCCGTTATCGGTAACAGTTGCTTTTTCACAGGTGAATCCTGTGATGGTGTTGATATATTTATCTGCGCCTGTTATTTCTGTTTTGCCACCTCCGCAGGAGAAGGTGATTATAATTATCATTAAAAATAAAATTTTCTTCATGTTTCTTATATAGTCATATTGTTTTTTATGATGGATAATATTTTCCCGGATTCATCTGTATAATATCTAGACCATAAATGTAAAAAGGCACTTTTTACAACTGTTTCTGAAATAAAGCCTATGTTTTTTCCTATTTGTGAAAACAATAAATGATAATCACGACATGTTATTCCCACATCCTTGATTTTTTTTTCAACGAAGTTACTGTCCTCAAATCTTTTTTGTAATAATAAACTAAGTTCTCCGATTTTTGTTTCATTAGGGTTGCTTATTAGTTCTACAACTTTACCATAAATATATTTTTCTGGGGATTCACCCGGTAATCTAAAAACCTTGTCTGCTTCAGAATCTTGCTGTTTTGAATCTCCATCAATAATGCAAATTGATTTGAATTTTACAGAGGGATCATTGTTATGGTATTTGTTAATAGCTATTGCAGTTCCATCTCCAGCCATTGCATGGATTTCGAGTGAATTTTCGATAATTGATGAATCATCAGACACTATAGTTTCAATCCACATTTTAGCAAATTCATCTTCTACAAAAATAGCTAAAGATGCTTCTACTTGCCCTGTTATTGTTCTTAATGATTTGACATTCAATTTCCCTTGAAATAAAGTATTGTTAATTGCTGCCCAAATAGCTTTAGGAGGAAGTGGTAATAACGCATCATTGCTATGAGTCGTAAATATAACTTGTGATTTCTTTCTCTTAGAAAAATCTATAAGATACTCTACCATTCTTTGAGTCGCAATAGGATGAAGTCCATTTTCAATTTCTTCTATTAATACAAGAGAATTTTCATCTAACGATTCAATTTTCATAATCATTCTAATAACACTTGACTCTCCTGCTCCAAAATGAAATTCAGAAAAAGAGATGTTATTGTCTGTTAATCCTTGTAATAATGTTACTCTCCCATTGTCATCAATTTTTATTTGAGAATATCCGGAAAGGTTCTTGCCTAACACTTTTGATGCTGCAGAAACTACTAAATCGTTGAATTTCTCAACTTGAGATGAGTCATATTTAAAAACAGTTGATGCGCATTTTCTCATTTCGTTTCTTTCTGTAGCAGGAACTGTTCTTGATACTCCAAATATAGAAACTGCCCTGCTCATATTATCGCGATACCATTTATAGCTTTTAAATTTAGCTGTTCGTTGTATTGATTCTTTGGCGTTAATATCTCTATCTATCAATTCATATAATATTTTCCAGTTCTGCATGCTGTTGTCTAATGAACCGCTTTTTGAGAAAAAACGACTTGGCTTTTCTGATATATATGCGCATGCTGCGGCTCCAAGTACAGTCGTTTTCCCTCCTCCATTTGGTCCTATTAATGCTGTTACAGGAAAATCGAATTTTATAGTTTCATTATTAAACCCCCTAATAGGATTAAGTGTTAATCTTAGTAGATATTTTTTATAATTTCTGTTAGAAACTTTTTCTAATAGCTCGTTTATTACACTATCTCTAATTTCACTTTGGTATTCCATTGTATCGAATTTTAATGGTAAATGATATACTTGTTAAAAATATGACTACTCCTTCATTGATTTTAGCATTTCTATAATCTCTCTACTGTCCTTATGTCCAGTAGATGCTATTATTTTAATGTATTCCTCAATGTTATTTTGAGGAATCATAGTTCTCGGAAAATCTTGTTTTATTTTCTTAATTTTCAAAATAATTTCGTCTATTTTATCTCTATCTATACTTGTCTGCATCAGACACTCTATACTCTTGAACAGATAATATAAAGATGCTTCACATTGTGTGTTCCTTAGTTCTGTTATCCCTTGGAAAAAGAATATCAAGTACATATTATGGTACAACACATCATTTATGCCTTTTCCAACTTCACTTTTGGCTTCTTCTTTGGCTTTCTTTATTTTATGATTTATTCTATTTTCAAAAGTTAGATAATTAACAACTTGTCCTCCTATTAGTGCGGTAACAAGGAGCGTGAGTATTCCTATTATTACTCCAATATAATCAAGTCCGACTACTCTTGGATGCTCTTGACATAATGAAATTAAAGCAACAATTGTAATTATAATAAGTAATGGATAAATTATCCAACGTTCCCAATGTTTCATGATATTTTACTTATTAAGTATTTCAATATTATTATCTCCGAATATGAATCTAAGCACCTGTTCTTTTTTCTCAGTTCCCATTTCTATAGACAATGTAGCCTTTATCTCCTTTTGCTCTGTGTAATCTTTTTTATTACACGGATTGTCTGATTTGTAGTAATCAAAAAAATTACAATTCAGCACTTCACTTATCTTACAAAGTAAGTCTGTATCAAGACTATGCTTCTGAAATACTGTTTTTTCTATATTTTGACGAGCAATACCCAGTAATTCAGCGAATTTGGCCTTTGATATGCCACTTTCTTCCACTTTTATTCGGACTTCTTGGCCGATATTTAATCTATTGATTCTCATATAATAAAGTTATGAAATGTTTTTCTGACGTAAAAATTCCTATGTAATACCAAAAGAGTTAATAAATGATAATTATGTAATCTGAACATATTACATGTAATATATTTGATTACATTTGCATCATCATTCAATCACGGCAAAGATGCAAAGATGATTGATGTAAGTAAATAGGATAAACATCCTATTTTGTCGTTCTTTGAAATATTGGTGATGCAAATTTTAAACTATATAGGTTATGGATGAAGATTATTGGCAAGATTCAAACTGTCATTTTGAAGAAATCAAGGCTATACTAAGGGTTACAAGAAACGAGGTCACGAATGAATTGGTAAAAATGAATAGCCGGTTATTCGTATCCATGTGTATGTTAGGCGCCATATTCGGTAGTCTTATTACGATAGCAGTTTTGTTACGATAAGCGTTATTATTGAACTGGCGATGGCTATTACAAGTGCCATTATCCAATTAATGGTACTTGTTTTCCATTTTTCTATTTTTTCTTGTTTCCTTTCGTTGTCTTGTTTAGCATACCCGCCTTGCAAGATGAATCCCTTTCCCTTGTCTGTGATATGATATGCCCTTCCGTTTACGGATGTACGTAGCACTACATATCCATCAGATACAAGAATGTTGATAATATCTTGGCATGATTGGTAGTTTATAGAAACTCCAAGATAGAAGCATCTTAATATGGTGTCTTTCTCGATTGAGGTATATTCTTTCATTTCCTTGAAAGGTTCTCGATGGTTCTCTGTTGGCTCTCTATGATAGAAAGTAAACGCTCGGAGGTGATGGGGGCTGGTTCTTCGGTGTTATATTGACTTCTAAACATACTTCCTTTTTCTCTAAGAAGCCAATCAGGATTAATATCTTCTATACTGTTTAGTATTAGAAGCACGGGTTCTATACCAAAGCTTTCGCCTGCTCGCATTAACTTGCGAACATATACCTCTGATTTTCTTATTAATACGGATGCTTCTTTAACGCTGATATTCTTTGTTTTAAGTATCTCAGCAAATCTTTCATTTATTGTCATATAGTTAAAAATACTAAATAGTGTAATGTTTAATACTGATTAGTATTGAATGATACTAAATGGTATTATATTTGCATCATCAAACAATCAATCACGACAAAGATACAAGATTGATTTAATAAAGTAAATAGGATAAACACATTAAAATACACGATTATGGTACGAACTTATGAAACAGCACTCGCAGAACTCGAAAACGCAAAAGTAGAGTTAGAAGCATTGAGCACGATCAGCGAAGCAGAAGCCTGCTACATATATAATGTAGACTGCAAGTTCGAGATCGTGAAAATGCTCTCTGAAGAAATAGAATCTCTCGAAAGAGAGGTTGAATATCTCACCCCACTGGATTGGTCTAACGATCCTATTACCGAAATATTTGGTGGCTACGAAGCAATGAACAACTATTTATACTAACACACGATTATGAATATATTAGTTACTGAGAATTACAATCGTAAAGATATTTTCGAGATTGTAGATGAATATCCTCATGGTTATATAGTTTGGCCAATCGGCAGACGAAATTTTCCGTTTACAGGCTACGTGCCTCTCGCAAAGCCAACCGACGAACCTTATCATATTGATATTAATACGCTAAAGGCAATCAAGGTTAATGATAATGTCGCTGATCACATTCTTAATGAAGCCTCATTTAGAGGGGTGGATAAAGCAAAGTTTCACCACATTGTATCAAGTTTTAACCGGTAGTCTTTGGACTACTTTAATATACACACGATTATGAAAACTTTAAATTTTAGACACAAAGTATTCTGTATGGCTTATGAGCTAATGAGAACAACCGGTAAAGCATTCACCGTATGTCTTTCTCGCGCATGGGCTTTATACCGGTTGACAAAGCAAATGCACAGAGGTATTGTAACGTTCGCTTATGAAAAGGCAGATGGATCGCTTCGCCGTGCTAAGGGTACTCTCAAAGATGTTCAGAGCCTAATAAAAGGAACTGGATCAGAAAACTACAAAACTGTCCGCTACTTCGATGTAGATGCGAATGGATTCAGAAGCTTCAAAGTAGAAAACTTCATAACGGCTTACTAAAGCCCGGTCGGGTGGGCGTAGGGCATATCTCACCCGGTCACTTCTGATGGTTCTTTCTCTTACTTACACCTTAGTACCCGCAGAAATGGGGTTGAAACGAAAGGATTATAAACTAACTTATTAATGAAGGTAATAAGGTTGGCGATATTGGATATTATGTCGTGTCCGTGAAGTCCGGTTGACTTGTCCCGGATCGGTGTTAAACGGTCTATCGAATGTCGCTTTAATATATAGCCCGGCATAATGTGTGATGCTGCCGATCGAATCGGTTGCCGGGTACAATTTAATTCTAACGCTTATGAAAAGAGTAATTTTTTATTCAAGAGTGCAGCTAATTTTATTCATCTGCGCAGTACTGATGTCGGCTACCTGTTTTGTTGGCATGTTCTTTAATCCGTTTCACGTATTAACATTCGTGATGTCGGTTATTCTAACGATTGCCATTTATAAAGAAAAAAGTTGGTAACTATTAATAATAATGTATATGGAAACAAAAGGTATTGAAGAAATGACAAGAGAGGAACTGATTGAATTGGTGTCGTCTCTTAATAAAGACCTCGAAAGTACAAAAAAGGACCTCGAACTTTATAAAGGTTGGAAAAATCGAGAAGAAGCAGCCAAAGTGTTAGCTGAAAAGAAAATGTTGGCTATTAAGGCTTTTCTTGAAGTTGTTTAATTCGTTTTGTGTTTAGGTTAGCAAAAGCAGCCGGGTGAAAACCCCGGCAAACGGGCGTATGGAATGCTCTGCACACAGCCGGAAGTGTGTATGCCGGATCGTTACCGGTTCCGTCCACATTCAATTAAATATAATCAGTTTATGGAGAAAAAAGTAGAAATTATGCCTCGTATGAGAGACTTAAAGAAAGGGAAGAAAGTAGAATTTCCTATCGATAAAGTCTGCACAGTGCGCAACAATGTTTCATTGCTTAATGCACAAGGGTACAAAAATGGACATAAGTGGAGATCGGAAACTAATGTTCCGAAAGGGATAGTTACAGTATTTAGAGATTCCTGATTCAAACTTTAAATACACACGATTATGAAAGTATTCACCGAGTTAACGCCCGAATGTGACATTACAGCACAAATGTACGCAGCCGGGTATGAAAAAAAGGAGATTGCCGTATTGAAGCATCGTGCAGTAAGCACGATAAATAACCAGCTTCAGACAGCATTTTTAATTTTGGGTGTTCGGAATGGGAGGGAGTTGGCATTAAAGTTAGCCGAGAGGATATCAGGTATCCGGTTGACGCTGGACTTTTCGCCGGCCATGAGATCATTTGTTGCTTGTGTACTTTTGATTATTCTTTGTGTTGATAGTCATTTAGACATGAAACGGCAACAAATCCGAACCCGTTCTAATGCCAATGTAGAACTTATCGCCCGTGTTCGTGTAAGAGTTAGAGGGCGTAATATGCCTTTATTATATGGAACTTGACGTTTGGCAATTACAGAAAATAATAAAAGCGGCTGCGAAAGAAGCTGTCAGCGAATATGCGATCTCCAAGGATCCGGTCATTGATGAGATTACGGAAACGCAAGCTATACGACTTGGATTTGGTAGAAGGTGGTTGGCTCATCAGTGCGCTACGGGAGCATTGACTTGGAAAAGAGCTGGTGTACATAGGAATAGTCCTAAAGTTTATTCGCTGAAGAAACTTAAAGAATTGAAGGATGGTATAGATCCTTTATTGAAGTCTCTAATATAATTACTAACTAAAAATATAACAATCATGAGTTTAATCAGAAAATCAACGGAATTGAATATTCCAACAAACGTAAAGATGATGATTTACGGTCAAGCAGGTATGGGTAAGAGCACAGTAGCTTTGAGTGCACCAAAGCCTCTGTTGTTGGATTTTGACAACGGTGTTAAGCGTATGAATATGGCTCATTTGGAGAATATTGACACTGTACAGGTCACTTCTTGGAATGATGTTCAGCTGGTTTTGCAAGAAGATTTGTCTGTTTATCAGACTATTGTGGTTGATACCATTGGTAAGATGATGGATTTTATCATCACTTATAAATGTGGAACCAGGCAGCCATCTATTCGAGATTGGGGCGGTATCAATGCTGAATTTTCTTGGATGACAAGAACGCTATCAAGTCTGAAGAAACATATCATTTTTGTTGCCCATCGTGACACAAGAAAAGAGGGTGATGATACGGTGTTTATTCCTGCCTTACGTGAGAAGTCCTACAACTCCATCGTCACCGAACTTGATTTGTTAGGTTACTTGGAAATGAAGAGTGAGAGAGGAGTGCAGAGACGTACTATTACTTTCGATCCGACATCAAGGAATGACGGAAAGAATACTTGTAACTTGCCTTCAGTGATGGAAGTACCTACCATCCTTGACAAAAACGGCAATCCGACGACCAAGAATGATTTTATCTCTACTCGGATTATTGCTCCATATCTTACTATGTTGCAATCAAAAAAGGCTGAACAAGAAGCGTATAACAAAGTGCTATCTGATATAACAGGTTGTTTAGAATTAGTTGCCGACGCAGCTTCAGCGAATGACTTTATCGCCCATATTGATGATTTCAACCATGTGGGAAGTTCAAGGATGAAAGCCTCAATGATGTTGGCAGCTAAGGCGAAAGAATTAGGACTGATTTTTAACAAAGAGACTAAAACTTATTCAGATGCAGCCTAAGTATAAGATATATGCTACATTATTGGATTCTTACTTCAATTACCTTAATAGCGATGTCATATATGAGCGTTATTGGGGCTGGAGTGAGAATCCGCCTTGTACAGAAGAAGAGTTTCAGCAGAAGCAGTTCCAAGAACTGATAGACCGTATTAACCGTAAACCGTTTGACAGCGAAGCTGCCGACAAGGGTACGGCTTTTAATGAGGTCATTGACTGTATGATTGAGAACCGGAAATCTGAAACGGTGCAGGTAGAAAAGATATATTCTGATATAGGGAATGGCGAGCAAAAGGTTATAGCCTTGAAAGCCGTTTATAACAATCGTTCATTTGTCTTTCCTATATCCCTTTGTCGTGAGTTCGCAAATTACTACAAAGGGGCGTTGACGCAGCAACGTGTAGAGGCAATCCTTCCGACTGCATACGGCAATGTATTGGTTTACGGTCTGATTGACGAACTGATGCCTACCAGTGTTCACGACATCAAAACAACCGGTAGTTATACCGTGGGAAAGTTCAAAGATCACCACCAGCATTTAGTATATCCATACGCTTTAATGAAGAACGGTTCTGATGTACGGACATTTGAGTATAACATTGTAGAGTTCAACAAAGGCGGCTATGTGGTAGATACCTATACTGAGACGTACGTTTTCAACCCTGAACGTGATATTCCTATTCTTACTA